TACAACAGGATGCATCGAAAGTTATTCTTGAGATAACTCAACCAAACGAAGATAAAAATATCAATATAAAGTTCGGGTTATCTGATGAGGCAATAGAACAACAAAAAGATACTGCAGATGCAATGAGAGCATTAGCAATGCAACAAAGAGAGACGATGTTATCTGGTGGAAAAATAACTGACGTGCAAGTAATAGGGAATGCATTGGCTGGTTCAAACGAGGTAAATGATGATACTCAGTGATCCAAGACAAGTACCAAGAACCGTGGAGGAAATGCAGTGGGCTATTGACACTGGATATATAATACCTGCATTTAAAGATAGTGCAAAAATAGATGTTGAAATGCTACTTGATTACGTTGACCTGAGATTAGATTGGTATATACCTTCAGAAAATGCTTTTGATTTCGTGAACTTTATTAGGCTATGTGTTGGCGAAGAACCAGAGAATCTTAACCCAAAAGCTCATTACTTTTTTGTTGACTGCATGTTTCAATCTCCAGAGGTAAAACCATATTTTGATGTAAGAAACATGAACTTTGAGGACCTTAGAGGAAGCACGCTTATACTATCCAGTAGAGAGTTCAGTAAATCCACGATTATAGCTTACTTGATTTTATACATGGCAGATAAGGGAGAGATGCCAGGCTTTGGTAAAGTAAATTTTGGTATGTATGTTTCAGATAGAATGGATGGTAACGTTAAGACCACAATGCAAACACTAGAGAGCCTATATCTTGGGTCTGCATACTTGAAAACAAAGTTTGAATGGACTCACTTTACAGATTCTGCAATGGAGATGATAAGGATACCTCAGACAAAAAGAGAGATACTTGAATATAATAAGCATATGAATTCTGGAAGGAAAGCTAAAAAAGAGACTGTGCCTGGAAGAGCTAAGCGAAAGTTTAAAGTTCAAGGATTAGGATCCTCTGGTGGTAGGGGTTCTCGTTCAGGATTAGACAGACCACAATTCGCTATATTTGATGACATGGTAGCAAACGAGAAGGATGCTTATTCTAAAGCAATACTAGACTCAATAGACTCAACAATAGAAGCTGATGTCGGTTCTTCTTTATCTGGTGAAGGGCATTTTAAGATATTAATTGGTACAGCATACCATACTGGAGACCCAGTATATAAGAGAGTAACAGAAGGCACCTATCTACCAGTAGTTTTCCCAAAGGCAGAAGTAGCACCTCATGATAATATATATGATAAAAATGGAAAGCTTGTGACCCCTGCAATGACCAAGGAGAAGTTTGTGTCAGTATGGGATGACAGACACAGCTTTGAGAAGCAGAGAAAAGAATATGCAATAGCAGAAAGAGCTGCAAAAAACGGTAAAACAAGAAAACAGAAAACTCTTGACCAAGAGTATTATGTAAGAGTAACATCTGAACACGAAAGATTGATAAGTGAAAAAGATATTCATTGGATATCGATGGATAGAGTGAAAAAGAATGCAAGAAATTACAATTGGTACATTACAACAGACTATACAACGTCTGCAAACAAAGGCTCCGATGATAGTTGCCAAATGCTATGGGCTGTAGACCATAATGAACATTGGTATCTTGTGGATATGGCACTTAGAAAACAAGTTATCTCTGAACAGTACGAATCTACGTTAAAGATGTGGAAAAAAGCTATTGGATGGGGAGCACCATGGTGTGAAGTAGGCATTGAAATAGATGGACAACAGGTTTTACACTTGATTGGTTTTGAAAGATATTGCTCTGATGTAAGAAAATATCCGACATTTGCGAAACAAAAACCATCTCCTGGCAAGAAAGTGAACTGGGAAGGAATAAGATCAAAAGGTGCTGGAGACAAACTGTGGAGGCTCCATCTTGTTGCAGGATGGTATCATGATGGGAATGTTAGCTTCAATATTGACTTAAAAAATTACAATCTAGAAATGAATTCGTTGCTTGGTCAGCTAAAGATGACCACTGCTACTGAAATAAAAAGTTCTTCAGATGATGGACTGGATGGTTTAAGCCAATTGGCACTAATAGATTGGTATGCTCCAGCAATACCAGTTGAAGAAGAAAGTGGATATAATAATGGTAGCTTCGACATGACGTACTCATCCAATGGTCACACTCAAACCTTTGAAGATGTACAGACAGAAGGATATTTTTAATAAACTGGAGGAAACCATATGAAATGGGGAAGAGTTCAAAAGCTTACAGAAGCTCTTTTAGCAGGTGATGGAGTGCTGATACAGGATGCAGAAGGCAGAATTGCATTATTGCAATATGCTTACGAAGAGATAGCTAATCTTACAGAAGTACTATCTCTTGAAACCACAGATGCTACAGTGGATAAAGTAAGGGAAAGTGTAAACGGAACAGTGATTCGTAGACCAGGGATACCGACTGACAATAACGATGAGTTACAAGTAGATGAGGGGCTGTGTTTTGTAGTTGCTAGACTAATTGCCTCCTATATAAGCAGAGAAAAATATGGATTACATAGAAAACAGGCTCTAGATATGATTGAAGTGTACAATAGAAAAGTCTACTCATATAGAGACGGACATGCAACATCATATTTTGGTAACGAAAAAACATTTATCCCAGAAGGTTAATCGATGGCAAAAATAACAACACATGATTTCTTTGCGAATCAAAACAACGTATCTGCAGGTAAGTGTAATATTCTTACACACTTATCAGATGTAGTTGACTGTGGATCAAAAAAAGAATCATTCATAGATATAAAATATAACATCGTCACTGGTTCAATAGTGGTTGCATCAACAGCAGACAGACCAACGCTAATCGGAGATATACTGTATGAAGTCAGATTGAACAAAAATATAGTTGAATCATCTGTTGCAAATTCTATTTTATCGTGTAATATTCAAAATTTAAGTAAATTAAATGGAGATTCAATTGAACCAGAAGAATATAACGTTAGAGTATCAGCATTTATGGCTGACAAGAGTGCAGGATGTGATTTTGACTACTTATTTAAAGTAAATCCAGAGCTTATTGTTGCAGAAAAATTAGGAACAACATATACTGTTAAATATGACACAGATAATACTAACATTATTGTCGATATGGACACTTTTAGCTACGAATGGTTTGTTGACGAAACAAGAATATCTTCTCTTTCGGGAAAAAGTGCTGATCTAAATGACAACTTTTTATCATTGTTAACAAAAAAGCTTGATATCAAGATAAAAGTAAAGATAGTTGAGTTAAATAAAACATTAGACCTTGGCACTATTAGGATAGAAAGAAATGGATATTCGATAAATACCACTATTGCAACTGTAATTAATGGTACTAGAAAATATGGGAACATATCATCAACAAGTACCACGGTGAATGGGGCAAGTATTGCATATTTTATAGACAATACGAACATAAACAACGACTCATTTGATTATGAGACAAATAAAGGTAAAACATTAGCATCGGTTTTAACCGAAACACCATTAATGGCTAGTTTCGATAAAAACAACTTATCTTCATACATTTCATACAGAGAACAAGAAATTCCATTAGAAGATATGACTAGCGAATCTATGAATTTACTAAATGTCATTGAAGGATCGATACTTAAAAATAGTTACAATCCAAACAGACAAGAACCAGTAACTTTATTGGAGAAAAAACTATATTCCAACTTCTTGAATAAAAAATTTATAGATTTTGACCTATCAGACAAACTTACTTATGTTGAAAATCTTAGCAGCAAGACACTAGATAGAGCAGGAAGGATTTATACGTTTGATAATAAGCTATACTGCGTAACTGGAGACATTACTCCTGTTGAGGTTAACCTTGGTATGCTTGTAGAGAAAAACGTCTTAATGGTCGATGTAGAATCAACATCATTACTATATGACACTCCATCAATAGACGCATTCTTTGAGCAACAAAACCCTTCAGCATTAGTGCAAGATGGTACAAAGTGGATATCAACGAACGATGGAGATAACGTGTCTCTTGTGACTTCTGTAACAAGAAGAATGATTCAGGTTCAGTTCGAGATCAGATTTAGTAGAGGTGCAACCAATAAGATGTCAAAACTTATTTGGAAATTTGAAACAAGCTCTGGGTCAATAGCAAAATATGGACTAGAGAGATTATCAAATGGAGCAATAAGAATATTTAATCCAGACGGAACAGTAACTGATACCGTCCAAGATGAGTACTCGAAACAATTCATAATAAGACTTGCTACACAGAGCAATATTGTGTCAACTTCTATTGATTTCATAGAGTGTCATAATGATTCAATGAAGATAAAAGATATAGTCGTAACGGAGGAAACATAATGATTGACAACATAAAGGTATTCTTTGATTCATATTCATATGATCAATTGAGTGGGAAACTAACACTTACATCAAATGATGGGGCTACTGTATCAACCTTGAATGTCTTTAAGCAGGCATCAATTGCAGATACAACAGATAGAACACCAGATATACTAAGTAGTATGCCCATTAACGCAGAAAACGGCTCGTATGCGTTAATAGATGTGGCAGGAGGAAAAGAAGTTTATTATAGAATAAACAATGAGTGGGTATTATGTTATAAGCCAAATATAGCTCCAAAATTAACAATTCCTTACTATGATAATACAGTCTCTTATGTAGAGAAAAGTATTATATCTTTTAATAAGAAAAAATATACTTCAATTGTTGCAAACACAACCATTGGTGTAGCTCCTGACACAGTTAATTTTGATTATTCTATGACAAACAAGGCAGAGGTTAACATTGGTAACATGAGTGGATTAGTGAGCGTAAATGTTGACGGTTCAAATGTTATGATAACAACACTTGATGCAATGTATATTGATAAAGGAAATGGAATAGAGATGTTTAATTCTCCAGCAGGAGGAGATACTAAAAAAGTTTGTAACTTCTCAGACTTAGAGATTAGATTTGAAAATAACCTATTAAGTTTGATTAAGCCAAATGGAACCAAAAAGATATATCCTTTTAATGACAACATATCATCAATTACAACTGATGTAGATTTTATCTATATAGCAATAACAGGTGAAAACAAGATATATAAATTAGTACCGTTGGCAGAAACATATGGTGAGTACATGCAGATTGATATATCTGGACAAATAGATATATCAAAGAATAACTCATATTTCTATATTAATGATAACTCACAAGGCAGAATAAGAAGAATAGATACTGCAACAATGATTGCAACTGAGATATCTACAGTTTCAAATATAAAAAGTATAGGCTTTAAAGATAATGGGTTAGCATATATGATTTTATCTGATGGTAAACTATACTCATCTGTAACTGAAGAATCAGAGTGGAAACAGTTTACCGTAAATGATATGTTTAAGAGAACAGGTTGTCCATACTCATATGTCACATTAAGAACTTTTTCAAATGTAGTGGACAACAGTAAAGTTAATTACTCAAAAAACTATAACGATAATAGTGACATCTTTACTCTATATGGAAATCAATTTATCTTCATAGGTTCAACAGTTGACAATATTGGAAAAATATCAAAAGTATCTATAGCAAATGGGATATTTTCTCCATCATATACTGGCGAATACATAGACCTTGGAGTAAAGATATCTGGACTAGCTTATTTTAACGGAGAACTTATAGTGTCTACTGGTATGCAGCTAAAAGTGATAGACTTATCTCCGATGATAGTATCAAAGACAGTTGACCTAACGCTAAGTGGTTCTCGGATAGTTTCTATAAGCTCAAATGCTGATACATTATATGTATTAAATGATACTGGGAAAGTCTACAAATATTCTGATATTGATGCCCAACCAAGTGATGTAATATCATTAGAGATAAGCACATCAGAATCAAGAATATGTGCAATAGATAGCACAAGAGCATATTTGTCTAGTGCAATCAGTAACAATACTGCGATATGGGAAATGTCTCTTGATGATGGTACAAAGAACGATATTACTCCTTTGAATAGACACGGTATAGTTGACATGGACACGCTGTATGATGGGCTGTATGTTCTTGATGGCGAGGGAACCAGGTCATTAACAAAGTTTAAAACAGAATACATAAGAAGAGAGGTGTAGTATGCATAAGGTAGAAGATTTATCAATACTTAACAACATGATAGTGTCGGTTATAGTCGATGATACAAACATAACGATCAAAAGGAACAATAATAGTTTAACTCAGTTTCCTCATGGTGGCTTCGCTCCAGATATGAATGAAACAAATCCTTTGTCAAAAAATTATATTACAGACAAGCCAAGAAGATTGTCTGTTCCTACGATAGAAAGTTATCAAGCTCCAAGGAAGCTTGATATAGCAATATTGCCAGATAAATCAGAGTATCTTTTTACAGGCTCAGAATGGACGCTAGTGCAAAGAAGTCTTATAGACATATCATCATCTATCTATCTAAGTAAATACGAGCCTAATAGGCTGTATAGAGAGAAATCAATAGTAGAAAAGAATGGTAGTATATTTTTAGCAACATCAGACACCATGGATGACCCTTTTGTTACTGGTTCAGATTGGGACAGAATAACAGAATATGATATGTTCGTTAACAGATGTGAAGTCTCTGCTCCTAAGCTAACTGGATATTTTGATGTATCAACCGAGGCACATTGGTACAGAAAAGAAGTTGTACTTAATTCTGTTGCAGACTTCACGCAATGGTTTGACAATACAGACAGAAATGATATGACAGATATTGCTGAAGAGAATGGGTATGTCTACTTAGTTGGTAAAGATGCGAATGTTTCCGAGATGAACTACTGGAAAACCATAGACACTACAGCAAGAAGAATTATTAGTGTCAAATCTGAAG